AAGAACTTTAAATTCTGTCCTGCACTATCAAGCATGAACGATGCTGTAATCTCATCAGGTATAACATTAGATGGTCTTCTATCAAAAGGACCAATAGAGTTTCTTTTAATATCTACAGGTACAACAGAAGCACCAGGCAAGTTTACGTTATCACAAAAGAATACTAAATCTTGAGCAGCAGCTGCCCCACCCCAAGGCGGAGTTGCAATCCTAACAACATACCTATTGGCACGTGCTAAGCTGTTTCTTTCTTGCATCTTTCCAATAAAGTTGTTAAGATTAAATTGAGAGTCAGCGCCTGTGGCGGTCTTCTCTAACCCTATTCCTTTAAAAAGGTTAAATGCGTCTTTTGCTACGTCTAAAATTTTAGCCATTTCTTTCTCTTCGTTTCTGTATGGAGTCTCTCCATACTTTATTTATACTAGATCCTCTGAACCTAGCTAGAGGCATCATCATAATTGCATCCCAACCAACTGGCGGGATATACAAAAAGTTTCCAATAACATTGTTCTTTCTATATCTTTTCCACATAGGCTTAAACGATCTAAGGTTAAATCTTTTTGACATAAACTCATAATTAACTCTATTGGTATTCAATCTAGCTCTAATTGATCTTCCTATATCCTTAGCTTGAACTTCAGGCGCTATGATAAATCTATAAAGTTCATCCATTAATTCAGCTCTATAGATAGGAGGCAAGTAATGAAAGTTTATTCCTTGGAAGTATGTTGGATAAACGTTAACAACTAGAACAACAGGGAACATATCATAGTAAGGTAGAATTTCTCTATTAGACTTATTAACAGGATTGTATTTAAACATATAAAATCGTCCTGGTAAAAGTCTTTTAGTTCTTCCAACCCCTTGTAGAACAGTTGAAGGATTTTTTCTTGCGTCTTCTTGAGCTATCTCTCTCAAGTATTCAATTGGATCTCCGTTATCACGTTGATACAACTGCTTCATGCTCTTGAATTCGAAATCGAATTGCTCTGATGTCAGCTTTAAAACTTTTTCAAATGCGTATGCTGGCATTATCCAATTACTCCTAACTCATCTTGAGTCATAATAATAAACTTCATGCCTCTATTATTACAAAACTCTGTAGCAGCTTCAAACTTTCTTTGATTGATTGCGAACGTATGCATTTCTTTTAAATATTTCCTTGTTTGCCTTTGAGGCTTTTTTGGTGGCTTAAGTTGCTGCTTTGGTTTTACTTCTATAACAAGCTGCTCCCCGTTTGACTTTTCAACCCAAAAATCAGGAAAGTATCTGTGCATGCGTCTATCTATTGGACTTCTATAAGGTATGCAAAACTCTTCAGATGCCCATTTAACTATCTCTGAGTGGACATCTAAATACTTCATTAGCTTGAACTCCCACAAACTTCTATAAATAATGTTAGTGGGATTGCCAGTATATTTATCTGGGTTCTTAGGAACAAATTTGCCGCTATAAGCCATAGAACTATTTAGGAAACAATAATGGAAGTTGGAAGAAAACGAAAAGGCCCGATGACGGCCAAACAAAGAATAGAAAGAGAAACAACTAAGAACTCTGGTGCTAAAGGGTTCTCGTTTCCTAGTGACTTGTCAGATCATCAGTTTGTAATGCATTTTGTTGAGTATAGTTTTAATGATGGCAAAGGATCCGACAGCACAGTAGCATCATTTGCACTACCTTTGCCTGGACAAGGAATAAATGATAAAGCAGCATTGAACTATAATGCTCAAGACCTTGGTGTTGTAGGGGCAGCGTTATCGTCTATTGTTGGTGAAGCGGTTAGCAAATTTGAAAACGCAGGAAGCCCAGAGGCATCATCTGAAGCAGCTGCAGCAATTGATTATAAGAAAGAAACAGAAAACTTAATGCAGTTAGGAGGAGCAGCTGTAAGAGCACTAAACCCATCACAGGATTTAAAGAATGCATCTGATCTTGCTCTTGGCAACGTTGTAAATCCTCACATTGCTTTATTGTTCCAATCGGTTGGATTAAAAACATTTTCACTTAACTGGAAACTCGCCCCTGCATCTGAAGCAGAATCGATAGCTCTTAAAAACATGATATATGGAATACAAGCAAACATTCATCCAAAATATGAGGAAGGAGAGAATAACTTCTTCTTAAAATATCCAAACCAAGTTGATTTATTTTATGTTGGATCAGGCGACTTTTTACATTATTTTAAAAGAGCAGCTGTTACAGGGTTTGACGTAAACTATCAGCCTGAAGGTGGTAACTCTTTATTCAAAGGAACTGGAGCTCCAGCATTTGTAGATTTAACCATGCAATTCCAAGAAGTAGAAATTTGGACTGCAGAAGATTACGAGGAGTTAGCAGGTGGCCAGTAAGTCTTATTTTAAAAATTTTCCTATTATAGAATACAATGCTAAAATTGCAAGAAACATTATTGCAAGACCTAGACTAAAAGAATCAATACTATCTAATCCATTAGCATTCTACGATTATGTAATTGAGCACGATATGCGTCCAGACCAAGTCGCTGCTGGTTATTATAAAGACCCTTCACTACTATGGTTAATATTCTTAGCAAACGATATTGTGGATCCATATTACGAGTGGCCATTAACACAAGAACAGTTTAGAAGACATTTGATTGCTAAGTATGGATCCGTTGAAGCAGCTCAAAGTAAAATTCTTCACTATAAGCACAAAACAAACGGAACAATAATTTCAACAGATACGTATACGCTAAATGGAACGTTTGGTAAAATACAAGCGTCACAATACACGCCAGTCTATGCATATACGTTTGAAGATGAAGCTAATGATGCAAAGAGACAAATTAAACTTGTTGATTACAGGCTTGCGTCACAAGCAGCTAAACAATTGAAGAGCGCAATGAACACATAATGACTTACATACCAAAAAGTTATAAAATTGAAGAAGTAATATTCAAGCATGCAAAAGGAGAGCTTGACGTTACTGCTGGATTTACAAAAATAGAAATTGAAGAAGACATATATTCTGATTCATTGAAATCTAAAATGATTGTTCCAGACGTTGGGGATGCTTTTAATAAAGTGGACTTCGATGGCACAGAAACATACGAATTAACTTTTGAAAGTCCTGGCGACAAACAAGTAAGCATAGTATTCCAAGTATACAAAATTGAAGTAACACCAGATCCAAATTATGGGTATGGCAAAATATATGAAATGTTTGGCGTAACACCAGAACATTATACACAATCAACGATGGACGTTAGCAAGGGATACGTATCACAAATAGACTCAGCAGTTAAAGATGTGTTTGGAATGATTGGTAGTAGTAGACCATTAAGTGTTCATCCTACTAACGGCGTAGATAGGTTTGTAATACCTGGAATGACACCTTACGAAACAATGGTGTTCTTAGCTAGAAGAGCAATGAACGCAACTTTTACCTCAAGCCTGTTTACTTTTTATGAAAGTTTAGATGGATTTAATTTTCATAACATAGAACAACTTATTAAAGAAAACAAAGACTCACCTATTGAATACATTTTTTCACCAGATACAAAAGTAGAAAAGGGCGATCCTAAAGCACAGTTTTACATAGAGCAGTTGACAATTGACGCAAACAAGGATATAATGTCAAGGATTAAATCAGGTTCTTATGCAAATCAATGTAAAGAAATAGACCTTATTAATCAAACTGTCCACACGTTTGGCGTATTAGTAAAAGATAACTTTGGTGATTTTGTGCATCTTGATAAGACCGGTGATGCAATGACGTTTGATAGCAAAGCAATGATTGATAGGCATCTCAATATTAATAATAGTACTAAATGGGTTAATAAAACTATTGGCGATCCTATGTTTGATAATAACTTTGGTAAAATGATTCCTAGACGTAGATTCTATATGGACTCTTTGAACGGAGTGCAAATGAGATTGCTTGTGCCAGGTAATTCAAACATGACGGTCGGCAAAGTAATTGATCTCAATATGTTAGAAACAACAGCCAATACAGAAACAAAAGAACAAGAACAAAAAGTATCTGGAAACTATCTAGTTACAAGAGTTTTTCATATGATTGATAGAAAAGAATATAACATGGTTATGGTATTAAATAAAGAAAGCTATAGGGCAAATATTGATGACCCTAGTAAGAACGTGGTGGCATAATGGATAGTGGATCAAAAAGTTTTACAAACATGCGACATTTTGTCGGCGTCGTTGAGGACAGGAACGATCCTATGTTCCTTGGAAGACTCAAGGTTAGGATTTATAGTGTCCATACAGATGACAAAGGATTATTGCCAACAGAAAAATTACCTTGGGCGTTAGTATTACAGCCTATTACATCGCCAGCAATTAGTGGAATAGGTAGATCGCCGACGGGTGTTGTAGAAGGCACATGGGTGTTTGGAGTCTTTTTAGATGAGGGCGAATACCAACAGCCTTTAGTTATGGGATCGCTAGCAGGTAATCCTAGCGAGGAGCCAAATCCTGGAAAAGGATTTCATGATCCAAATGGAGTTTATCCAAAAGATGATCCAGGCTTATCATCTTTATACGAGAGCTCTGTTGATAGACATGCAAGAGGCGAAGATGCTGAATCGCATGATTTGCTAATTGAAAAAAGAAAGAATAAAGATGAGTTTGGTGTAGTAGAAAGTGCAAAGGGATCTAAAATAGAATCTGTTCTTGCAAACAAAGATGACAAGTATTACGAACCAACTGCTTGGAAAGAACCACATCCAAGATTTGGTGGACAGGACGATGATTATCCTGAGGACCATATCCAATCAGCATATCCATTAAATCACACTTGGTACACTGAAGGCGGACATTTATTTGAAGTAGATGATACACCAGATGGCGAAAGAATACATATGCTACATTCGTCTGGAACCTTCCAAGAAATACAGCCAGACGGCAATAGAGTAACTAAAATTAATGGAACCGACTATGAGATAACTCTCAAAGACAAAGATGTTTATATTAGAGGTAATGTAAACGTTACGATTGACGGTGACGCAAGATTACTAATCAAAGGCGACAAGGTAGAAGAAATAGGAGGCAATTATTTCTTAACTGTTGTTGGAGATTATGTTAAGAAAGTTCAAGGTAATGAAGCCAAAGAAATTATATCAGACAAGTCGACACAAATAAATGGAAACAAGAGAGAAAGAGTTTCAAAAAATAAAGATGAGATTACTGTCGGCAACTTTACAGAATCTATAGGCGGCAAGCATGATGAAACTATCAATAAAGAAGAGACAGTAACTAACTTAGACTCATCAAAAAGAACTTGTGCAAATAATGTAACGTGGTTAGTTGCAGAGAACATTGATATTGGTGCTGGTAATAACGTTGCTATTGCAGCGGCTGAGAAAATGACGATCAAGAGTATTAATGATATGAAGATCGAAACAGAAAACAACCAATTGATTAATGTAGTTAAAACTCAAACAATTACAGCAAATACTCAGGACATTGATGCTTCTACTGGTACTATTGATTATAATAATGGTTCAATAGACGTAGTATCTGGTAACATTACTGACACTACTGTTACATTGCATACTCATACACATCAAACAACATCGATGGATACTGGAGATGGATCTAATGCGGGAAGTAAAAATACTTCTGACTCGCCCGATCCTAACACATAGGAGTAATATATGGCATGTGGAATACCAGAAGCAGCAACAGCTCTAAATGATCAGATAGATTCCGTTAAAGGAGAAATCAATGGACTAATAGCAGACGCCAATGAAGGCATTGCCAGTGCTGTGACAGGTCTTAAAGATAAAATCAAAGGAACTATAACTGATGCAATGCAAAGCAAGTTAGACGAGATTGCACCTGAGCTGCCTGTTCCTCAAGCTAACCTACAAGATACAATGAATGAAATGATGGCGGCAGCAGATGATCCAAAAAAGTTTTTAGAGTCTTTTAATAGCATTCAAGACAATTTTCCAGGATTAGATGTAAATGGAATTCTAGCATCAGCAGGAATTGATGCAGATAAAATGAATAACCTTGCTGGCAAAGTTACTGATTTACTTAATACAGATTTGTCATCTCCAGAAAGTATACTAGGAGCAGTCGGCGGTTTTGAATTACCATTTAGTGGCGGTCAGTCTATTGAGGGTGCATTAAACGATATATGTCAGAAGGTGCCTAATATTGAAAAAGATGCTTTAGGAAACATAATTAAAAAAGGTGTTCCTTCTACATTGCCAACTGTAGACGCAGCAGTAGCAGCTGCATTGCCTGAAAAGAAAACAGGAGCAGAACCAGCTCCACCAAAACACAATGCTCCATTAAACTCATCTGCTACTGTAAAGACAAGAGAAAAGGGACAAACCAAAGAACAAAAACTAACGTTTAACCAGATTGTAAAAGATAAAAATTTACGTCAACGAAATGAGCTCACTCCTTTAAGAAAAGAATTGTTTGCTCTCAAAGAACAAATTCAAGCAGCTAAGGATGCGCAACAACCAGTAGACGCTCAATTAGTTGCTGAAAAGAACGCTGTGTTGTATACTAGGATTACTGTAGACCTTGATATAACAGCTGAATCAAGGAAGAAGTATTGGGATAATAAAGTGCTTTCAAGTATGGATACAGCTCCAACGCCTCCCAAAATTCCTGATGCAGAGGTCAAAGAGTTTACTAAAGGATTTCCTTCTTACGAATCACAAATTAGAGCTTTACAATTCATAGAGATAGTTTAAAAGGATTAATAAATAAACTTATGAGTACTTTTTCTGACTTCAACACCAGCCTTGCTGTTCACCCAGTGAAGAGAGACTTGTCGCTAAAAACTGACGTAGCGGCTGTGAAGCAGTCAGTAAGAAATTTAATATTAACTAACCGAGGCGAAAGATTAATGCAGCCTAGTGTTGGTTCTAAAATAAGATCGCTGTTGTTTGAAAACTTTACACCAACCACTGTTAGGTTAATCAAGCAATACATAACGGAGACAATAGACAATCATGAACCAAGGGCGTCTATAATTGACATTGATGTCAGTGCAGACGATGATAACAACCTACTGCTAGTGTCGTTGAAATTTATGGTAATAAATAATGATGAGCCCGCGTTGCTAGATTTACAAATAGAGAGAATAGGATAATGGCAAATACATCACTTTCAGTAGCTAATATTAATTTTGAAGATATTAAATCAGATCTTCAAACTTTCTTGCAGACGCAATCTGCACTAAAGGATTATGATTTTACAGGATCCAATTTAAACGTATTGCTGGACGTTCTTTCCTATAACACGTTCATGCAGAACTTCTACCTTAACATGGTAGCAAATGAATCGTTTCTTAATAGTGCTGTATTAAGGGATAGCATTGTCTCTCACGCAAAAACATTAAACTACTTGCCTTCGTCATACGCAAGTGCAAAAGCTGTTGTAGATATTTCAATTTATCCAAATGACACACCAGCACAAATTACCATACCTAAACACACAGAATTCACCACATCTGTAGAATCAAACTCTTATATTTTTACAACAGACGAGTCTATAACAATATCAGCTGATGCAAATGGAAACTACATTGCAAGCAATGTAGAAATATTTGAAGGAAATATTATTACTGAATTGTTTACAGTATCCACTTCTAACACCGATCAAAGATTTGTGTTAAGTAATCCAGACGTAGATGTCAATAGTTTAACTGTTAAAGTCGTTGCGTCAGCATCTGACACATCTAATTCACAGTGGACGAGAAACCTTAATACTATTGGAATTGATGGAACTACTAACACATACTTTGTAGTACCGGCTGAAAATGGCAAGTATGAAGTACAGTTTGGTGACGGTATTCTAGGAAGACCAGTAGAAAACGGAAATATTATTGAAGCAATTTATAGAAGATCTGATGCTGATGGACCAAACAGCGCAAACAATTTTGCATTATCTGGTAATATACAAGGGTACAGCAATGTAGTAATATTTACTAGATCCTCTGCTCAAGGTGGCAGTGTTGCAGAGACTCTCGACTCAATTAAAAAGAATGCTTCTAGGTCCTTATCATTACAAGACAGAACTGTAACAGTCAATGATTACAAAACACTTTTGTTACAGAATTTTAATGATATTGAGGCTTTAAATGTATACGGCGGGGAAGAAGCTATTCCGCCTCAGTTTGGTAAAGTGTTGGTATCAGTTGATCTCAAGAACGCAGAGGGCATCCCTTTATCAAGAAAAAGAGATATAGAAAACTTCTTAAAATTAAGAGCACCTTTATCTATTGAACCTAGAGTTATTGATCCAGAGTTTTTATTCGTTGACATTATTACCTCAGTAAGGTATAATCCTAATGTCACCGTTAAGAGTGATAATGAAATTAAGTCAGTAGTGCAAAATGCAATTCAGGCACACGCAGATGCAGAGATAAATGATTTTGCAGCTACATTAAGAGTATCCAAAGTATCAGCAGCAAT